TGATAAAACTATTTCAGTTTTGAAAAAATCAGTAAAAGACAATATACCATTATGTAATGCTATACAAAAATTGAATTTATAGAAGTAAGCAAAGTTTACTCATATCAAAAGCCCCGACGAATATTCGTCGGGGCTTTTTTTGTCCTTTATCGCCCTGTTTTACCTATTTATCTTTGACTTGAATAAAAATAAACGCGTATGATATCGGATGAAATTATTAAAGATAAGTTTGTTACTGACATGCTTCGCAAAGGCACAAACAAAGTATTTGACCTTCAAAGTCAGGTAGCTCATGAACTGCTCCATGAGCGTACTGGAAACTTATTTGCCAACTTAAATGAGCGAAAATTTGGTATTTCCGGTACCGGATTAAAATACCAGGTAACGGTTCGAATTCTGAAATATCTACGATTTAACGAGATCCGATCTAATTGGGGTCTTCGTGGTAAGCTTCATCTGTATAATAGAATAGTTTGGGGAGTCCTCTGGGGCGAAACCCTACCGGCCATCAAGTTTGGTATGACCGATGAAATTAAAGCTGCACTCCGTCAGCAATTGGCTGAAGCCGGACAACAACTAGAACTACCATTTGAATTATAAATCGATGTAAAGACAATGCATGCATTGTCTATAACAATATACGACCATGGCAAAACTAAAAGATGATGAAATAAAGTGGATTCTTTCCCTCGATGCGTCCAAAACGCAACAGGAGATTTACAAAGTTAGCCAAGCTAACAAAGAGCTTGCAAGCTCTAACAAGGATATTAAAAAGGCTATGTTAGATTTGGAAGGGCAGGGTAAAAAGAATTCAGATACCTGGAACAATCTGAAAGCATCATACGATCAAAATGCTGAAAGTATTTCTAAAAATACACTCCTTATCAAAGAGCATGAAAAAACGTTGGGCATTGATGCCATGACTATGAATCAATTGAAAAAATCGGCAAATGATTTACAAAGTCAATTAAATAATACGTCGAAAGAGCTCAATCCTGAAGCTTATTCCAAGCTTGAAAAAGAATTGCAAGCCACGCGGGCACGCATGGTAGAGCTAAATACAGCTACTAAACAATTGCCTCAGTCAAATGCACAATTAAAGGCGGAACTTGGAACATTACCGGGTATATTTGGCGAAATTCAAACCAAATTTGTTGCAGGTTATCAGCTTGTTAAGAATAAGACTGATGAGGTAATTGGTACTACCAAAATGCTGAAGCAGGCTATTAATGATAAAAAAGTTGCAGTGCAGTTAGCAAAAGAAGCTGATGAAGCTGCTACAGCTGCTGAATTATTGCTAAAAAAAGCTACCGCCGAAGGTACTGCCACCACCGAAATGGCTACGGCTGCCGAAAAAGCACGTGCAGCAGCCACCGAGGCTTCCACTGTAGCTACTAGCATGGGAAGTAATGCCATGAAGATTTTTAAAATAGCCTTGGCAAGTACAGGAATTGGAATTTTGCTTGTAGCTCTTGGTGCTTTGGTTACATATTTCACAGCAACCAACGAAGGCGCAAAGAAATTCAAACAGCTAACAGCTGGTCTTAGCGTATACTTTCAAGAGTTTTTATCTGTTGCCGGTAAAATAGGTGGCGTGTTATTCGAAGCATTCAGCAAGCCGGGTGGAGCTATTACGATGCTAACAGGTGCTATAAAACTGGCATTACTACCTCTAAGAACGATATTTACCCTATTTAATGACATAAAACAAGGCAATTTTGGTGCAGCTTTAGCGCACATTAAAGAAGCGGGTATCGATGGATTTAAAGGGTTGAAGGATGTGGTTACCGGTTCATTGAACACAGTAAAAGATTTAGGAGGTGCAATTTCAGATAGTGGTAAAATCATATCTAAAGTAAACCTTAATACCATAAATTCGAACGCAAAAATGGCTATGGAAACAGAGGTTTCACGTCAGAAACTAACCAAAGCCGAACGCGAATGGCAATCGGAACGTATCCGAATTCAGGGAGAAATAGATGTATTGGAGAAAAAAGCATCCAAGCAATCTACCTTAAGTTCGGCCGAAAAGTTGGCAGCCGTAAAAAAGGCTAAAGAAATGCGGGTTAATATGTTTAATACCGATTTGGAGTATTCTAAGAAAAATGAAGATTTGGTAAACAAAGAACAAAGTTTTCGATCGAAAAAAGATTACCAAGCTATTCAGGATGCCAAGAATCATACAGCTCAACTTGTAGCAGATAAAGATAGTCGAGTTCAGGGACTACAAAATAAAGAAGGTAAAGCCAATGCAGCATTGCTGTCAACTCAGGCAGCAGCTTACAAAAAGCAACAGGAATTAAAGAAAAAATGGGAAAAGATTCTTTCCGACTCATCTGGATTGCTCGAAAATGAGGATTACAAATATCAGGAAAAGCTGAAATCTGAAAACTTGTTTGGATTTTCGTTGGAAAAATTATCGAAAGATCAATTGGATAGGCGTATAGAACTTGAATATAATTATTATAAAAAGCTGAAAGATATAGCTTTAAAAGCTGAAACCGAACGTTTCAATTTAGTGAAGAAAGAAGCCGGTTTGGATGGTGATGCCTCAAAATTTAAAGGTCAACAACTTGAAGCTTATCAGGTATTGGTTGCAGATCATGAACGAAATGTAACTAAAATAACATTAGAAGAAAAGCAAAAGCGTGAAGACTTTGAAACATCTGCCGATAAAGCCATTTTGGATTCGCTTGTGAAAGCGAATGATTCTCAGCTAAAAGTAATTGATGCAACTAAGACTGCGAAACTTCAAGCTGCGAAAACGGAATATGCTGATGGTAAACTTACCAAAAAGCAATATGAAGATGAGATTGATGTGATAAATTCAGGTGGTTTGGCTGACCGTCTGAAAGCACAACAGGAATTCAATGATATGGTTGCCGGCTTGGAGATGGCTGCAACACCCGAATATATTGCCGCTTTACAAGCAAGTCAGAAAGCAATTGCCGATACTCAAAGTCAGATTGATGATGAGAAAATAAAGAAACACGAAAAATTAGAGCAGGAAAAGAAAAAAATAAGCACGAAGTATGCAAAAGATTCTATTCTTGGAGATTATGAATTAAGAAAAGCGGCCAATGAAAAGGAGTATTCTGAAGGATTAATATCTGAGCAAGATTATCAAAATGAAAAGTTAAAGTTGAAGCTTGACGCGGCAAAGAAATATACCAATCAGGTTGGGGAAATAGTTTCAGCCGGTTCCAATTTTGTTACATCGCTGCAAAGTGCCGAAACTGCAAGTGTTCAGGCTGATTATGCCAAAAGGATTGCAGCATTAAATCAAAATGATGCTGATTATGCTTCAAAAAAAGAAGCATTGCAACATGATCAGGCAGTGGCCGAGTTGGATGTCCAGAAAAAATATGCTGATGCACAATTTGAAATACAAGTGGCTCAAATTGGTGTAGCTACTGCTACCGGTATTATGAATGCATGGGCTTCGGCTATGACTTTAGGTCCGATTTTGGGACCTATTGCTGCTGGTGTAATGACAGGACTATTAGTTGGTACCGGCGCAGCTCAGATAGCAGCAGCATCGGCCGAAAGGGATAAAGTGAAAAATACGACTGTTGATTCGACATCTACTTCTTCCACCGCTTCAAGTATTAGCGAAGGATATGCCGACGGAGGATACGATCCGGATGGAGGTTACACGGGTGATGGTGGCCGGTACGAGGTAGCCGGATACACTAATACAGGAAAACCGATACACAAAGGCGAATATTATGTAGCTCAGCCGGAAATGGCAAATCCTGTTGCCGCTCAATTGGTAAGAAAGCTCGAAAATATTCGTCAGCAACGAACATCCAGTAATCCTCTGCCTGCAGGTTTTGCCGATGGTGGATACGATCCGGATGGTGGAACCGGTTTATCAGGAGGAAGCGGTAAGCCGGTTTCTGATACTGTCGAAAAACTATCAAAAGCGATTGAAGCATTTAATGATAAGCCGTTAGAAATAAACTATTGGGATTTTAAAAAAACAGAAAAAAAAATAACAGATTCTTATAATTTAGGCTCGAGATGAAAATAATAGATAAAAATTCCGGCAAAAATTTTGATATTCCGGATAAATTCAAAATAAGCATTGATAAGTCAAACCCATTTCTTACTACTCAGGGTACAATATCATTGCCTGTTACATTTCCTTATACCGATAATAATATTGAAATTCTGGATAATCCGCAAAGATTTGATAGAGCTACGAAATTAGCCATTAAAATACCGGTTATTATTCAGGCTGGCATTTATCAACGAGAATCAACGTTGCAAATAACGATGGTTCAAAAGCCGAATGCATATCAGGCTGGGAGTATTACCGGGACATTTTTACTGGATGAAGCTGTTTTTTATAACCAAATGAAGGATGTGTCCATGCAAACATTATTCTCAAAGATCATCCGAAAAGACTTTAGTGGGACTAAGGCACAAAATATTGCTTCATGGATAGATTATTTGGAAAAAGTAATGACTGGAGAAGTATCCGATGATTTTCATATATTTCCGGTTTGTACGTCACAAACCAATGCCGGCACAACTACCGAAGTAAATGGATTCCTCAATCATGTTTCGTCCGGGCTGACCGCTAATTCAGCAAATGGTCTTCCTTATTATAGATTATCTGGCAGAATTTCACGAACAATGACAATTGATTCAGCATCTGTAACAATTCCGATAGGGTATGAAATAACTCCATTTTTAAAGTTTAGCTACATTCTGAACACAATTTTTTCAAGTTACGGATATGTGCTTAATCAGGATTATTTGACAAAATACCCTGAATTCCAGAAAAAAGTGGAGTTGAATAATACTTGTGATGCCATTATGCTCGGTATCATAAATTACGGGCAATTAGTTCCCAATAAAACGATAAATGAATATCTGAACAGTGTCAGATATCGCTACGGTTGCGAGTTCTTTTTGGCTGATAATGGTATAGATGTAAAACTGGTATTTTGGAATGATACCTTAGAAACCTGTGATCTCGACCTGTCAAAGGTAATAATGAATACACCGCAAGTCTATTTTGTAGATCCGCAGACTGTAAAGCTCACATCCAATTATAGCA